TTGCAAACTTTTCTAAAGCTTTCTCACCAAACCCATGTAAACCAGGTATGTTATCTGTACTATCACCTTGAAGCATTTGCCTTACAAGCATGTCAAATCCCTCTTCTGGAGAAGTATATTCAATCATGTGCCTGGTCATGTTGTAATGAAAGCCTACAACTTGTTTCAAATCTTTATCATGAGAAAATATAAAAGTATCTTCTGGATCTTGAAGCATTGATAATATATCATCAGCTTCTAGATCATTAAATACTAAAGTATGATAACGAGACTCTACATATTCAAATACATAAGCCATATCATCAAACTTTCTTTCGTAATAATAATCATCCTTTTTACCTTCTCTGTTGCCCTTGTATTTTTTCTCTTGAGCAATATAATTTCTAAACACTTGCTCTGAAGGAGCGCTAAAGCAAAATACATATGCTTTAGCATCAAATGCTGAAAATATATCTTTAAAAAGATAATCTGAAATAATTTCGTTTAACAGTTCTTTACTGTGTTTCTTTCCATTGTCGAGTTCTTGAAACACTCTGTAAGTCACTACGTGTTTATATCTATCTGCATCAATCAAAGCTACTTTAGTAGGAAAACTTTTCTTACCAAAATGCTCTTCGTGATACGACGGTGCTTGAAACGGTACTGTTTCCATAACTATTTATTGTTTTAAAAAATACACATCTTCTTTTGCTCTTGTTATAGCTGTGTAGATTGTTTGAAGCTGTCTCTTACGACTTAAAGCTCTACATGATGTAACATCGTCAACATTTAAATATATGGTATTATATGTACTCCCTTGGCTTTTGTAAGCGGTAGTAGCATATCCATAAGCCCAATTGCAAAAACTTTTTCTTAAATCCCAAAAAACTTTCCAGTTTCTGTTTTGTCTACATTTTTTAGCAATCTCATCCAATGCTTCATCCAAAATTATTTGTCCGGATTCCGTAGGAATAATAAATCGCCCTTCTCTACCTACAATATCAGCTACATAAGTATCTATCCTGTAGTTTTTGCCAAAAGCTTTATATCTAAACACCTTGCTAAATAACTTTTTAATTTTAAGTATTTCAGAATTAAAAAGTATGTAATTAACATAGCCAAATTCATCAAAAGAATAAAAACTATCTTTCATTGCTACTAAATCATTAGGAACAAGTATTTCTTCTGGATTGTTCATCAAATGATTTCTAATCAATGGATTCAGCTTGTTAATTGCTTTGTTTGTAAACGCAATTACTCTGGCCTTTTCAATTTCTTTTTTAGATATGTGATCTAAAAAATCTGAGTATCTAACAACATTATGTCCAATACCATCAATCATGCAAGGATCATTCATAGCTTGAAGCACTCTGTTGACTCTTTGCAAGCCAAATATCTCTTCTCTGATTATGTCAGATAAATCTAATATTGGATTGTTCGAAGCTTGCCTTACTCTTTCTGTAAGCTCATGTTTACAATCGTCTAGCACATCATATCTGAAAATAGGAGAATCCGCATCGGCACCCATTTTATTTTGTGGGTCAATTGGCGGTAACTGTGCCCTATCACCAATAAATATTATTTTACTATACATTGATGTTTTTTCAAACACAATCTTTAGCATTTCTTCAGTGTACTGAGAAACCTCATCATGAATAAATACTGGAATAGTTTGCTCACCGATAATTGTTCCATGGTGGTGAGGATCATAAATAAACGTTCGTTTACCAGTTAAATCATCATGATTTTCTTTTAAACCATATGCTTTAGCAAAAGTAAATACGTTAGGAATGTGCTCACCCAGCACGTTTTTGGCTTGATGAGCTAAGCATATCCCTGCTACGTTGATATTTTTATCAAAGCTATCCTCGTTTTTCTTGTCAGCTTCAATGTAATCTGACAATATCTTTTTAGTCATGTAGGTTTTACCTACACCAGGCTTTCCTGTTAATAAGAAAAATTTCTCTGGGCCATCTAAAAATGCTTGAAACTTTTCAAGTAAATCTTCTTGACCTTTAGTTAGTTGATTCATTGCTATATTTTTCTTCATACAGTTTATCTTTCTTTCTTTGACGCTGAACTCTTTCGCATAGATAAAATCCTACAAAGGTTATTGCTGCTGTTTTAAATATTTTTCTAGTAACAGCTTTTGATGCCCATACGACACCTATACGAGATAATTGTGCGCCTATCAAATAGATCATAAATTAAAATTGAAAACCAAACTCAGCTAAATGTGAGCTTGACTTGTTAATAAAATCGTTTAACTCTTTTGAACTCCATCTTTCGCGTGGGGCTTCTGGCATAAATTGTTGCAGTAAAGTCTGCATTTCGCCAAAAGAATTACCAAAGTGATCAGCCGCTTTTAAAATGAAAACTTTATACAGTTTGTCCTGACTTTCATTTATATTTTTCTCAATAGGTTCTATCTGAAGCTTAAAGGTAATATTCGCGTCTTCATAGTATTTTAGAACTTTCTTGAGAAAGGCTTCTTTATTATACTCAGTCGGTGTGATTACACCCGACTGAGTTTTACAAATAAATTGATGCATCTACTATTCGTAGTGTGCGTGATTGTTCTTGATCATAAGCTCTTTAGTCCATCCTTTGTTTAACCATGCTTGTAAATCTGAACCGTTTTTAATTACAAACTTTTTCTCAGCAGGTTGTGAAGGTACTGATTCAGGCCCTGGTGCTGGTGCACTAGGTTGCTGTGGAGCATTTCCTTCTTGTGGTTGTTGTGGTTGCGGAGATTTTGGCGCACTAGGTTGCGGACTAGGAGCCCCTGGCCCTGCCTGTGGCGATGGTGCTTGTACTGGCTCATCCCATTTTGCAACACCATTGTCAATAAGCATTTGATCTGTCCAATCCGCATCTTTATACTGCTTATAAGTATAATCTGCATTAGGCAACATGATAATTTTCTTACCAGCATTCGAATTCTTTTTATAATCTGAAGGATCTGGCTCTAAAAATGAACCACCATTTCTAGCATGTGCTAAACCTTCTGCAGATTTTTTGATTTTCTCTCTAACAAACTTTGGTAAGTTTTTAAAACTTTCAGATGTAAAGCCTTGGCTTAAATGAAAGAAAAATGACTCGTTTATTTGTGGCACTTTACTTTCATTAAGACCAAACATTAATCTGTTCTTATCAGTCAATTGAGTAATAGAACTAATGTTTGCATACTTACCGTCTGGAGAATGAGAAATTGTAGCAACATAATGTTTGCCAATCAATTCATCAATTCTAAAATTCTTTGCTTCATCATCAGTAAGCTTATGGCCTTCCATGTTTTCAATGAAGTTTTTACGAAGATTAGACTTTGGAGCCATAGACAATGTTTCATCTGTAAAGATTGCACAAGGCTTCATTTCGTCTCCTTCATAAAACTGTCTTAGCTCTTGTGGAAATTCAAATGCAAGCTGACATTTATGTTTAGGTCCAAACTTTTGACTGTCTTGTGTTCCAAGATCTGCAAGACCATAAAATGTACATAATTGCATTCCTGTTGGAATTAATTCAACATTCTCAATTCTAGTACTTCCACCTTCTACTGGTGCTGTAAACGCTACTCTTTCCATTTTAATTAGGATTTAAAATCTATTGCCCTTATCGACGACTATCGAAAAGAACCCATAGATATTGATTTTTGTTCTTAGTTTTCGAGTAGTATTGATAATGTACATCACGTTAGTAAAATAACTAATCAGTACATCTCTCACAATACTCTCATCAATTTTGAGATTTAATGCAACTTGATTTACGTGCTTCTGAAAATCATTTGTTTCAAACACGTTTTTAGCTAAATAAGAATTTATGTTTTCCTTTGAAATATTTTTCAAAGGTTCTCTAAATATATACTTTCTTTTAGCTTTCATTAATAAACAGGTTTTGCCTTAATTTTATCTATAAATTTTTTAGGCAAAGTAACTTTAACCCTATACTTTTTAGGAATAACTATTTTCTCCTTAGTGTTTGGATTAATGCCATTTCTGGCTTTTGCAACTTCTAATTTAAAATCAATAAAATCAGTTATTTTGACATTGACTCCAAATAACAATTTGCTTTTAATTGTATCGATCATTGTATCGATTACAATTTGAGTATCTTGTTTTGATACTCCAGAAACCTTAGCGACTTCTGAAACTAATTCTTTCTTAACCATAATTTTGTGCTTTATAGATGTATTTATCGTGACACAAATATATGATTAAAATTGAACTGAAGTTCCAGATTCTAAAACAAATTCTGCAAGATTCAAATAAACACCAAAATCTTTAGTACCAGTGCCTCGACCTTTAGCGACAATCCATTCTGCTACATATTCAGGATTAGGCTTGCCTGGAGGAGCCGGTACTGTGCTTTTATTTTCTTCATAATATGCTAATCTTAGAAGAAAAATTACTAAATCTGAATCTTGCTCAATAGAACTAGATTGCTTTAAATCTGAAAGCTGAGGTCTTTTACTAGGTCTATTATCTACACTTCTATCAATCTGTGACAAAGCTATAAATGGAATACTCAAGCTGTTTTTTAAAGACTTAAGTGTTCTAGTAATCTGAACCATTTCGCCTGTCATATCAGATGTGCTTCCAGATATTTCAATTAGCTGAAGATAATCTAACATAAATACTTCGTAACCTTCTGATTTAAGCTTTCTAGTTTCTGCAGTAATCTTGTTAAGATTTTTGATATCGTCTATAATCTTAATCCCATGCTCTTCTATTTTTTGACAAGCATCAGTAACATGATCAAGCTCTTCATCTGTAAGCTCACCCATGTTTATTTTGCTAAACGGTATGCCCGTCATCCTAGCAGCTAAACGATATTCAATATCAATCTTAGACATTTCCAAAGAATAGAAAACTACTTTTACCCCTTTGACAAATGCCATATGATATATAATTGCGATTATTGCTGAGGTTTTACCCATACCAGGTCTTGCACCGATAGTAACTAACCATCGCTTTTGAAAACCTCCACACCAATCATCAAACTCATCCATTCCCGTAGGATAACCTACAGGAATTCCTTCTCGCTTCATTCGAACTCTTTCTTTGAGCTCTTCTTTAGCATCACTTTCTACAGGAGATAAATTTCTAATGCCCACATTTGACATTTGAGCTATTTTATTGTCAATGCGGTCTAACAGGTTAAAAATATCAGGATCGTTATGCAGACTGTCTGATATTGTTTCCTGAGACATAGAAATTAGTTTTCTAAGTACATATTTCTGACACAATATTCTAATATGATATTCAATATGCAATCCAGTAGAAATATTTTGAGTCAATTCTATAAGAACGTATTCACCACCTACATAAGAAAGTCTATTCATTCTTCTCAACTCTTCAGTAATACTCAACAAATCAATATCAGATGATTTGTTGTACAAATTCTGAATAGATTGAAAAATAAACCTGTGAATTTCTGAATAGAAAATCTCAGGTTCTAATAGTTCTATCTTTTCGTGTGTGCTCTTATCTATTAATAAAGCTGCCAATACAGCTTTTTCTAATTCAACTGCTTGTGGCGGTGCTTTATGTTGACTCTGTTTTTGAACCTTCGGTACGCTTGGTATGTCAGGAACCGATGGCATTCCAGATTCTTTTTTCATATGATTTATTTAAATCATTACGCAGTCACTTGTTGTTTACGTGATGTTTTTTTTGTGTTTTTACGTTTTGCTATTTTGGAAAGATTTTGAGTCATAATCTTTATGAATCGTTCGTCATGATCAGTTACTTGATTATTATAACCTCTAACTTGAATTACTTTTAATTGTTTTGGATCTACTTCAATAGTCGATATTTTGACACCATTGATTTGAGCAGAAAAGAGTAAAGTATTTTTCTTGTAATATTCTCGCTGCCAAACACAATGCTTTAAAGCTTCCCCTTCTTCAAATACTTCTTTTACAGTATTTAAAAAGCTGATTTCAACTTCATCTTTTTTAAAAGACAAACCTATATAAGGTTTATTCTTTTCCAAATAACTTGGTTCTCTGCTTTCAAGATCTGCAATTCTACGTTGCTTTTCTTTTTCTTTTTTAATTTTCTCAAGCTTTTTATAATATTTGTTATGCTCTTTTTTAATGTTGTCTACAAACAAATACTTTGGGCTTCTAAGATCTTTATCAAAAAACTCTAAATAGCCTAGATAATCTATCCAAAGACCAACATCTTTTAGTTTTAATTTATATTTATGCTTTAAAGCTAACTTAATCGAAGACCAATACCTTATTGTCTCTGAAGTATAGTTTTTCATATAATTTAAAAGCTTGTATTCTTTAGCTTTCAATAATGTTTCAGCTTCTGAATATTTTCTTACAAGCGAAATTGCGTGCAAAAAAGTAAGTCCTTTTAAATGTCTATTGATTCCAATTTTGGTATATTTTTTAAGGAATCTAGAATCTGGCAAATAATAACTTGGATATAAATTGTATTTGTAATGATTTCCATAATTTTTCCTTATAGACCAATCACCACTCCATCTTTCTCCAATCCAACCTACGCTATGAATATTGCCAATCATCGTAATTTTATCTTTTGAATTTATCCAAAACTCAATTACTTTATTAGTGCTATACGTTGCTTTTTTGCCTTTTGCGTAATTAGCACATGTATCTATGTATCTAATCACTTGATAACCTTTATAAGTCATTGCTACTGCGTTAAAAGTTGACTGATAGTCTGTACGGCATCTAGTTATTTCAACTTTTAACTTTGTATTACAACATGGGCAAACAGCTTTTTTTCTTTTTACTATTTTAGGAGAAAAAGTTTCACCACAATCCATACATATTACACGAGTCTTAGTTGCAAATCCTTTATGATTTAAAGAATTTTTATGAATCCAATCTTTTTGAGATTGTGTAACATCAAGCAATTCTTCAGACAAACGTGTAACTTCCTTTTCTAATTTAGTTCTAGCTATAGCCATATTAAAATAAAGTTTCTTCTTGTTTCTTTTCTTCTTTTTTAAAATCAGTTTTTTCTGGTTTTTTCTCTAGTCGAGAAATTTCTTTAGCAATCATTTCATCTTTTGCTTGCTTTTTAATTTCTGCAACTTCTTCATCAGTAAGTTCCATATGATGATTAACTATAACTTGACCGTTTGTTAATTTATCACCTGGTTTCACATTTTCTTCATCGTAATAGTGCATGGCCATACCATATATTTCAGTATCTTCAAAACCATTCATACCACTTTTTTTCACTTGATTGAGAATATATGTTACACAATCATCAATGTTCTTTTTGGGGTTTTTAAGTTTTTCCTCAAAAAGACTATTAAGTTGAGCAGCACGTTTTAAGTGCTGCTCAATTAATTTCTTGAAATTATCAGTTGCTTTCATTTACTTATGATTTTTAAGATTGTCTAATTCTTTTACAAGCTCTGTGTATTTATAAATATCAATGTCTTTAAACTCGATGTTTAAAATACTATCGACTTTACCTTTTCCTTTTACCGCTAGAGATAAAGTCGCTTGCCCAAAACCCGCTTCAGCGATTAAAGCTGAAAGTCCTCCAAGATTACCAGTAGTCGGTTTTGATTCCTTAGCTTTATATTCTTCACGTATTTTCTGCTTTTCTTCTTCGTGTTTAAGAATTAAAGATTCTTTCATAGCTTTAAATTTTGCCATAGCTTTTTCTTCAATTTCTTCAGTAGCAGAACTCAGACTATCGTGAACAGCTTTTTCTTTAACTTTAACTTTAGCTTCAGCTTCTTGTTTCTTTTTAGCATCAGCAACAGATTCTTCCTTTTTACGGGCATCTTCTTCTTCTTGTGCTTTCTTTTCAGCTTTTTCTTCAGCTTCTTCTCTAGCTCGCAATTGAGCTTCCTCATTTGCTTGTTTAGAGTTATCGTCATTTTTATTTACTAGTGGAATATCTTCTATTCCTGAACTTTCTTTTGTATCTTCTAAAGACTTAATAAAAGCAACGCTAACAATTCTAGCATTTTTGCCAAACAATTTAATAGCTTCATCATCTTTAACGCTATCCATAACGTAAAGCTCATAACCTTCTACAGTTGCAAGCTCTTCCCAATCCCCTTCTTCTAATACCAAAAACTTTTCAGGATTCCAGCCATTCTTTTCAAGCCAAGCTTTTTCAGAATCTGGAAGATCTACTGTCACATTTTCTTGTTCCGGTACATCTGGAGCTTGTTTCAATTCTTCTTCTATTTGCTTTTTCATTTTAGCAACTTTAAAAGAAGAATATGTGGTAGTCATAGCTTGCCAATCTTCGCTTTCCATTTCAGCCAACTCTTTACCAGTAAATACTTTACCGTCTGGAGTAATTATAGATGGAGTATCGTCAATCTCATGATATTCCAAGCCATTCTTTTGAAGAAATTCAAGTCTAGACTTAAACTTATCTTTTGTATCGAGTTTAGAAACAGTCGGTATATCAACATTTGGCGAAACATCAGCAACTTTTTGAATATCAGATTTATTTTCTGGTACTTCTGGTGCTTCTTCTTTTGTCTCAAGATGTTTATTCATCCATTCTATTTTAACAACCTTAGCGCCTTTGCCAAACGATTTCTCACCTCTAGGAGAAATAGTATAAATGTAATTTTGGTGACCTTTAATTTCTTGTAAAGGCTTTACTTCTTCTTTGGATAAAATAGTCCAAAGTTTAGTGTCCCAATTCAACATTTCTAAGTAATCTTTAATGCTCATATCTTTCATAACGTAAATATTTAGCTAGACTTTCAAAAGTCTAGCTTTGTTTGTGATTTAATTTTTTTAACCTTAATAGTCTTTTTAGGTTTAGGCTCCCATCTAATTACTAGATGCTTATATATTTCCCTAAACTTACCTGACTTAACAAATCGGACATTGTATGTATATCTATTCGATTTGATTATTGCAACTTGTTTACCGTGTACTAAGTAAATTCTAGCGCGTTGTTGGCTAGACATTGTTCTTTTTTTTATCTATACATTTTGGACAAGACACATGACTTAAATTTTCAATGCTTGCCCAATTAAAGGCAAGCATTGGAGTACCACAAAGCGTTGTACTTTGTCCTGAAATACTTATGTGTATTTCGTCGGACCAAACAGCTCCTTTGTTTCCGTAAATATCTTCATTTTTATTCAAATGTTCTTTTTCAATTTTATTCAAATATTCTTCTGGAATATTCAAACCATAATTTTCAAGATCCATTTTAAGAATGTTGTCTATTGTAGGATAAAACTTTGTTACCCAATCAAGCTCGGCAACAAAATTATAATTTCTGTCAAAACCTAACGCAGTCTCATGAGTAACACGAGTTCCTTTAGGAACAGTAATGTTTCCATAGTCTCTAAACTTTACAGTATAATCTTTTCTAGTAACCATATCTTCTAGGTCTTAAATTCACAGTAAATTCTTTGTGCTTTTTAATTTGTTCTATATCTCTAAATCCATATCTCCAAAACAATATGTATTTTGGAATATCAATACCTTGTAAATTTCTTACAACGGTTCCTTGAGTACTTACATGAAACTTAAAATAAGCTCCTGTTGGCTGTCTTTTTCTTCCTTTTGTTTCTTTTTTCATAACTATAGTAACATGTTTGTTGATACTTCCTCTACGTAAAGTTCTCCTTCTAATAGACAACCTTGAGTTTGCATTATGTTGCTGAGGTTAAAGATATCATCAGTTGTAATAATTTTATTTTCTTTTTTCGCTTGAGCTTGACAAATGTTTATGTATTCATCTTTGCTTGTAGCTATTCCAATTAAATCTCTACTGGCAAAGCTGTGCCAGGAGTCTGTCTTGTAAACTATAAATACTTTCATAAATTTTAAATTAAAAACGCCCTCCGATTAGAGGGCGTTGATTAAAAATCGATGTGTTCTATTTCATCAAAAAATTCCCCAATGTCTTTACAATGAGTCAAATCAATTTCACGACAATAGTCATTTCCTGTGTTTACATGTTCGATGCGAATTATCTTACACATAACACCAGTGCCTGCACGATTAAAAGTAACAGCAGGCAAAAGCATTTCTCCAGTAAGCCTAAAATTAGCAAATTTTTTATGCTCCATAAGCTTGATTAAATTGTTAGACATTGAAGCTCCATTAGGAACAATAGCAAGTAACCTTGCTCCTTTCCTAGATCTTTGCCTCATATGCAATAAAGCTTTTTGAATATGTTCAGCAGCTTGTCTGCTATTCTTTCCAAACGGTGGATTCATAGCTATAAAATCAAACTTGTTTACCAATGGCAATTCTTCAAATTCCATATTCTCGTGTCTGCCTACACAATTAATAGTCATTTGAGAAAACAACTCTAAGCTCGGCTCCACATATACATTACTTGTAGTACCTGGGAACCATCTTCCGATTGCACCGTGGCCAACTGAAGGTTCTAAACCATCTTCGTCTGGTTGAGGATCTAGCCATTGAACCATTTTATAACCTAATGGTTCAGGAGTAGCAAAATAATCTTTGCCTTCTGCCGATTTATTTTTGGCATTCTTTTTACCTCTAGAAAAATAATAGGTCTTTGTTTTATCAAAATCTGATATTTCTATTAAAGCTCTATCATTTTCTTTACCGCCTACACCTTGTTGAAGATTAGGCTTATCCATTGTAGCATTCACATAACCTTCTTTAAACGCTGTTTCTAAATCTCTAGCAAGGTTGCCCATTGCAAGATTCTCTGCAGTCTTAGCACGTTCAGCAATTTTAGTTGCAAATGCTATCTTTTCAAAGTTTGTATGTATCACAGGGTATTCAAACATCGCGTTACTCTTTAGTCCGCTTCTGTATATTCTACCTTCTGTCTGAATTGCTTCAGTAGGCGCTACTGGCAATGAAAGATTAATTAATACTCTGGGCTTACCGTCTTGATTGTCATGCAAAGAGATGCCTTCTTTACCTGCTTTAGACTGTATAACAATTAAATCATATCCAGAATTATCATCGTTAAACAATTCTTTGTTCTTCTTCTTTTTCTTTTTGCTAATCGTTCCATTAAACTCTAGCATATCTGGAAACCGTTCTTTAATTGTTGCTCGGCAATTATTTAAACCTTCTAAAGAAAGATTAGCATATTCTGGATATTCACTGTACCACTCATTTATTTCTCTTTTTAATGGTTGAACATATCCTTTGTCGTCTTTTTTTGTCAGTTTATCTGCATCAAATCTAAATGGATGCTCTACAGTAGAATGATTATAACTATGAAACACAACTACTTTTCTCCCCAAGTCTAAATGCTGCTGGATTCTGTCAAGTATTTCCTTAGCTTTTATTGCTTCTAAAAGCTGATTGACATAAATGTAATTGTATTTCTTTTTGACGATTAATCGTTCCATGTATTTGTACTTTTCGTACACATACTTGTTGTACCACATCTCTATGCCGCTGTTGATAAAGTTTCCTAAATTAGAACTTACAAGCACAAATTCTCTTGAATAATCATGCTTAAGCTCTAATATTCTAGTTGACATTATGCCTTTCTCAACATGAGTTTCAAAAAAGTTTCGTTCTAACAAACTTTGATCTACACCAGTCTCTGGAATAGTACATTTGTTGTACCTCATCCTATATCCAAAATGTTCCGTTAGAAACTTATTAAAACCAGAAGCTTCATTATATCTTCCTGAAGGTTCTTCCTTTTCTATTGTTTCTTCAATATCAAATAAAGCACCATCAGCATACAATATTGATTTATGATAAGCAAATGGAGTAGCAGACAAAAACAATACTTTAGTTTTTACTACAGTATCATAAGTGAAAGTTTTCATCTGATTCTTCCAAGCATCAAATTGCCAATGATATAATTCATAATCATCTTTAGCTGGATTATATACAGGTCGATCTCCAATAATGTCATAAGCTTTCTCTTTTACTGCAGAAGGCAGGTTTGAAACTACTTTATGTTTTTGCAGATAAGACGTTGCTTGACCCTTAGAATTTTGATTTAAATAATGCGATTCATCATAAATAATTAAATCCCATACTACATTGTCTAAAGTCTCGTTCTGATGAAAGTTTGCATAAGTAGTTACTCTTATATCAAATCCACTATCTTCAATACTTTGAAGCATATATAGATTTAAGTTAAGATGCTTAGCTTCTTCTATCCAATCGAGACATTTCGTTTCAGTAGGAGTAATGATCAATATGTTTCTGCAGCCTTTAGCACAGAATCTTTTAACAGTACCAAGACCAACAAATGTTTTGCCAGTACCAGTACCATTTGTACATAAATAACCTTTACCTACTCTGAAACGCTCTTCAATACGTAGAACATCTTCTTGTTGACTATCGTATAATTCAGAAAGCATTTCTTTGATGTTATCAAGATCTCCTTTTATGTAAGGAACATCGATAACGTTTTCTGTTTTTTTAGAGGTCATTTCCTCTTCGTGAAAATCAAACAAAAACTGCTCTTTTTTATTTGGAGCAATATTAGACATTTATATTAAGATTTCTACTTGAGTTGCAGTAGAACCATAAGGACCTACTGGAACTTTTATTTTTAAATCTTTTACAATACCAGCTTCTTCTAAAGCTTCTAGCATACCTTCGTTTTCACTCCATGTTTTAATGTATGCTACATTTTTAGGAAGAATTTCTGATACTATATACTTTCTAAAATCTATACTTTCTTCTGTTAAATTCACCGTAGCTGTAGCTATCGGTGAATCATCTGATGCATCTACAAGTAGAAGAGCTGTCGCTTTGTTACGATATTCTTTTTTAACTACTTTGCAATTCCAATTCTTAAAACTTACTTGTTTCATAACCTTGATTTTTAAAATTTATATTTATAATTAATTTATTTAATCTTTAAGTTCGTGATATCTTAAATACTCTTTAAGCATAGATAAAGCTTCAATAGCTTCTGAATCTTCATTTTTTTCAAAAACTTCTATAATATTACGAATACTAGAAAAATCTTTCCAATTTATTTTTGTTTGATGATATAACTTTATTAGACGTTGTTCTCCAATTTCGTTAAGATTTTCAATTTTACCATAAGTGTTTGGTTCATTGTAATTCATAACATGATCAACTGGTGAAAAATCTTTCCAATTTTGTATCGGTATTGCACTGTCTATATTTTTAAGCTCATCTTTAGTATAGACTTTTTGCATTATGTCTCTTTTTGATATTATTGTTTTATACATTTTCTTCGATTTTAAAATTCTTGTTTATAAATAATTTTTCAACAAATTCTTTTTTAATACCAGGATAGTTTTTAACTGCATCCCATGTTGATTCTATATCTCCTGTAAAATATGCTTCATGATTTGCTAGTTCTCTAAGAATAATACCTTCTAAAGTGTTTTCTTTAATGTCTTGCTGAAGAGAATCATTGTATATTTTGTCAAGTTCTTTCAAAAGCCATTCAGCTTTGTCTGCATTACAAACAAGACCGTTTCCAAGATTAGTAAAATGATCAGCTTCAGAATGTTTTTTAAAGCCTTCTTTTAATTGTTTTTTACTAAAAGCAAAAAAGGCATTCGCTTGTTCAAATGCCTTTGTTTGTCTGTCTTCCATATAATCTTGCAAATATTTCATACTTGATTTATTAATTCATTTTTATTTTTTAAAGCTTCTTTTATAGGCATAAACTCCCCTAACGCATCGATGTTGAATTTGTCTACAACAATGTACATATCTTCATCGTATGTTTGGCCTTGCCAATCTGGATAACCTTTTTCAAGGTATAACTGAATTCTATATTTTTGCATAATTAATCTATCCAGAAATTACCACAATCCTTACACTTATTTCCACAAGGATAATTGTTTATATAGGTCACGTTTCGATGTCTGTAAATATCCATATCTCCAAGCGTACAACCTCCTTCTTTGTAAGTCTGATTGTATTTTGCTTCAGCTTGCTGAATCTCTGCATTAACACTCTTTCTTATATCTCCTACATTAGCAGATGTAAGTTCTACTTTAGTGCTGTCAGCCCAATTAGATACCATGCCAGCAATAGAATACGTCCAGTTGTATTTAATCTCCTTTTCTAGATAAAGATTATCTAAATTAAAAGGAACAATAAGTGTACTTTGAATATCTGTTTCAAGTATATCTCCGCTTCCTTGAACATGATCAATAATTCCAATCTGATAGTTTTTAAACTGTATGCTTAAAACCTCATCAGTATCTATAAAATCTTTGATTTCTAATTCAAAATACACAAGTAATTCGCCACCATGTGTAGCATTTTCAATCATAGAATCAATAGCCTCATCATAATTTGAATTATCAAATATGTTGAGGTGTTTTTTAATTTTAATTCTTTCTGATTTAATTTCAGCTTCTGTCCAATTCCAACTACCAGAGGCCATTGTATAGCCTGTGTAGTAATTTGCAACAACTTTTTGTGTAAGCTCTATGAGCTCTTCTAAATTTTCATCTAACATAGGATATTCTATTTCATATCCCATATCTTCTAATTGATCAATAACCTCTGAAACATTCGAAGTATCAACCATAAATTTTGATAATTTATCTATGTATTTTTCAACTATTTCAGATCTTAATTGTCTTTGGCCATCAAATGAAGAATCAATATTTAAATCAAATATTTCTGCTTGCACTTCACATAAATTCCCTCTAATTATTTTAGAGATTTGATCTATACTTAATTCTGAATTGTAATCCCAAAACAGCTTGTAAGATGTTTCTTGAATCTCCTTTGTGATCTCGTCAATAATATTCTTGATATTTCTCATAACCTTGTTTAATTAAAAATTGCGTAATAAGTAATGTTAAGCACTAAATAAATAATAATAAATATTGCTATATATCTATTTACTATTTGCTTGTGTCGATGCTCTAAAGATCCTTTACATTCGTAATGGCCTTTAAAATAGCTTTGCTCTTTTTCTTTAATTAATTGCTTTTGACATTTAGTTTCTGTCTGTTTTAATATAACTGAAAACCTCGTTTTAGCATACTCATATCCCATTTGGAATTGAGTAGCACAGCCCATTTGTTTTTTAATCTCTCCCATTTTTTCTCCAAGTTCTTTATTTGTAAAGTCAACTTGAAATTCGTTTGAGATTGCTTCTTTAATTGTAGAATAAGAATTTCCTTCTGCGTACAATTCAAATAATCTATTGTTAATTACTGAATGAAATACTGATTTATTTCCCATTGTTTTATAAAATAAAAAGGGCGTTCTGTGTAAAGAACGCCCTTTGATTGTTGTTAAGTAAATTACTAAACCTTCGCTAAAAATATAGTCGAAGATGCTAACAATTCGTTTTTTGTGTAAGTTTTAGTAACTTCTTCACCAGTGTAACTATCAATGTAGCTGATAACAGCATCATCTAAAACATTGCTTGTTTTGTTAACTGTCTTTACAGTTTTTTCAAGCTGTCCGTCTAATACTCTGGTGCCAGTAACGAGAGCATCTAAATTTTCACTATTCAAAGGAATAAGCTTTGAATTGGGAAGATCATGCCCAGTCGCTTGTGTAGAATACGGACTGTTTTGTGTGTTTACACGTTTAACTGTAGGATTTGAAGGAGATACAATTGCATCTGCTTCATAATCCTTTCTTTCCATTTTTGCCATAACATTAAGTTTAAAATTATTGATATCAATTATACAAATATAATAAGATCAATGTCAGATAGATAGCAATAATGAAAAGAAGGTCTATTATTCTAAACCAGGCCTTCATCTGCAAAGCTTAAATAAGAGTTTGGATCTGGAGCTAATATCAAATGATCAAGCAGTTTAATATCGTGATAACTCAAAGCTTTATTTAGCTTGTCAGTAATATTTTTGTCTGCTTGACTTGGCTTAAGCGTTCCGCTTGGATGATTGTGTGCAAGTATTACAGATGTAGCTAGAGATTCTATTGCATATTTTAATACAACTCTAACGTCCACAACTGTAGATGTAATTCCTCCTTGACTAATTTTAACGTAGCCAATAGTATTGTTAGCGTTATTTAAGCACAGTAAATAAAAACTCTCATAAACGTCAATATCTTCGTAATAAAATTCACGAATATATTTATTTGCTTCAGAGCTTAATGTAATCTTGACTTTCTTGATATCTGTTTTATTCTTCTTGATTGAATAATTTGGAATATTAGCTTTATAAGTTTTCATTTATTTTCTATTAAAGTTTTGACTGTAATTGTTACGTTGTTTTTTCTTAGGTTCTTCTGTAATCTGCTCACGTAAATACGGAGCATATACTAAAGTAAATCCTACACCAGCTACAGTAAGCGCTGCTGATACATTAAGACCGTATTGGGCCATTGCCAATACGGTAAATGAGAAAATAACTACATCTATTATTCTTGAGCTTTTGGAGACTAACCACCTTAGCGGTCCAATAGATTCGATAAGTACTACCAAACCTATTAAAGTTAGAACTCCAAAAAATGTTGCTGTAAGTATATAGCTACCGATTATAAACGATGCTATAATTATCAATAGGAATATTAATCCCCCTTTAGTTGATTTCTTCATGACTATGAGTTTACTTCTGATTCATATGCGGCTTGTGCGCTATCATCATCTGGTGATGTGAAAGCTTTGTTTAGTTCATTGTACAACATTGAACTAGCAATGATGATAGTCTTTTGAGTCTCTTCTGTACGATTGTGGCGATCTTCAATGACTGAAGACTCAGCTCTTCCAGTAAGCTTGTTAGATATTTTTGCTTCTGCTCTAGCTGTTATGTCTGCTGAGCTTTTTAATACAAAATGGATATCACCAAGTATGTAAGAGCTTAGTTTTGATGTTGTCATTGCTACGATACTGCCTTTTTTTAATGGATTTTTCATGATTTCTTGTTTTAGATTATTCATTAATTTTACTGCCGGCAATTATTAATTGCTCTTTGCAGTGAGGTAAGTCGATCTTCCAATTAGTTTCTGCTGGCATTTGTCTGCCTTCAGTATAACCTTCTTCTAAAAGCTTTGCTATTTTTTTAAGCTTGTTGGAGATCTGCTTATCTGGTAAGTAATTGGAAAATTCAACATGTAAATTCATACTATTGTTTTAAAGTATTGAATCAGCAAAATTAATATTTGCTTTTAAATTGTATGCTAGGCATATTTTATAAACTTCATGAGCCTTTAAAGTGCTTTCAGCTGCAACGGTAACTTTTCGTTGCCCGTTGTTTGATCGTATTAAAGCAACGTACTGCAATACTCTATCAAAAGGCTTAGCTATTTTATAAGCTAATTGTCTGACCGTTGGCCTTTCATCAAATTGAATTTCAATCATGCCAGGATCACGTCGTTTTTTAAGCGGATTTGTAAAGTCTTTAGGCAATACATCTTCTTCCTGATCTTCATTGTTTTCATCAAAATACAACATCCATTTAGGAACACTGTCTTTAGTTTTAGAAAACATTTTCTTAACCTCTTCTATTGCCTCGTTGAAATCTTTATGTAGATCCATAAATGCAGGAATGTTTATATAGCCTAATACATTATCAATACTGATTTTAAGTTCAAACTTATCGTCTAACTCAAAAGATAAACTTATTTGCTCGTTTATTTTGACGTATTCGAATAATCTCATGCCTATTGATATGAATGTATCAGTTATAGTAGAAACGCTCTGTGCGTCCAAATTTTGCCTATCAGCAGAAGTCTTAGACAGTATGTAAGATAGTATTTCTTCTAATTGTTTAGAATCTTCTTTTAATTCGTTCGGAGATAATATTACTTGTAATCCCGAGAATTGTATGCCTATCCTGTCTTGTTCAATCTTGATTGTTATTTCCATAGTGTGTAGCGTATAATGCTCGCCAGCTTTAAACTTGATTAGTAATTCATCGTGTATGTACGATTGTTGTTTATGTGTTTTGATTATTGATTGTGTGGTGTATATCGTAATCCACTTGAGAATTCAAATGGTACATCACATGGTGATCGTAAAAATGTCTGAGCTTCACCAGCTCCACATCTATATACTCTCATAGTATTCATTAACATAGATATTGATATCATAACTTCTTGTTTTTTTTAATAGTAATATTCTCCCCCCTTCAAGGGGGAGAATTATATTACTGTTATTATACTTAAGCATTCACAGTCCTACGTGATTGCTTTACTAAATTTCTCCAACGTAAATAATACTCACGTTTATGAAATCTGTTTACAGGTTTTCCCTCTAACTTATTACCAAATGCATCATACGTTACAGGTATGTACCTGCTACGCTGCTCCACTGGTGCAATTAATAACTCAGCCTTGCCAGTAACCTTATCAGTATACTTAATTACTTGATAAGGATTCTCTCTCCTGTTTATACTCCCGTTTAATCCTACTACCCACTTCTTAATAGGAAATCTCTTAGGTTGATTCTCCAACCTCCAAGCTAACAAAGAAGAAACCTTAACTCCCTTAAAATTCTTCTCCTCACCCTTACCAGTGTGTTTCCTATCAATATAGATAGTAACATTACACATTCGTTTGCCATAGTCAAACGATGTGATCTTATAACCTATTACAACTTCCTTAATGTTTACAGTACCTTCCATAATTTCCTTGTTTTAAAACTTAAATTTATTAACGATTATCTACTGTAGTAAGACTATCTCACCACAGTATGTAATACAGCAGTATTTAGCAATATTACAATTCTTACACACAACAAGTTTTAACCGTATGTATGCAAGTATTATTCAAACGTATTATCAGAATGTTTCTCAAGATGTCTCTCAAGAAATATCCCTCAAGTGTTTACAATATGTTTTTACAAACTCTGTGTAAATATTATAGTAAAAAGTTACACACAAATTTTACAGAAAAGTTACACATGTTTTTAGAAGCTTCCCTATACATATTGTAGACAAAAACGCTCGAAAGCCCTATAAAGCCTCAAAAAAGGCCTAAAAAGTGTAACAATTCTTGTTACATTCTGCTTTCAACTATGTAACAACTTTTGTTACACGAAAAGTGTTAAAATGTAACAACTTTTGTTACACATTTTTCAACTATGTAACAACTTTTGTTACACATTATGTAACAACTTTTGTTACATAATTCGACATTTTGATAGGATTATTGACATATAATTCTATCTTTGTCGATGCGTAGACTTAACAATTAATCTTAACTAAATTAAATTATGATAGAGACGATAAAGAGACTTATTTCCAGAGACTATAAGACTAGAGTACGAAAGTTCGAGCTACCTATGAGTAGCATTAAAGCTTTGCGTAAGCTTAGTCCTAAGTCTCATGACTTATTGATAGATATTATAGAGCAGGTAGGTGCTGGTTTAGAAGTAGAAAACCTCATCGTTACAGGTAACCACGAGGATTTCGGCTTCAAGCACAAACATGCATTCTATAGGTCTCGATCGGAGTTAGTCAAGGCTGGCTTCATAGTACACGATGGACAGGATCATTATGTTAATCCTGTTATGATCGGGTACAATACGAGAAGGCAGCTAGATTGCTTCTATCGTTTATTTAAAATAAAGACAGAAACTCCCGTTAATATGGGTCAGTTTGACAGATAGTATTATCTTTGTCTCACTTCATTGACTTACTAGTCACTATCATGTTAAGATGATTGTTGGTATGTCTACGCAACTTGAAGACTAGACACCTGAGCTCCCGCTTGGGTGTTTCTATTTACACGTTTACCATAGTTCTTAGCAGATTCCCATTGACGTCTTATGAAAGCCTTGTCAAGGTTCACTGGCTTATTAAATGGTGTAGTGTCCAGATGTTGCACATCGCTGAGGTTGTTATTCCTGTAGTGGAATACATTGCCTTTGTTTAGAGACTTGATAAACATTCTCCAAATCTTACGCTTAGGTATCAGCGTGTTGATGGCAGAGACCTCATCATCGGTATAACCGAGTTTAGATAGCAGTCGCTTGTTGTCCTTGAGTGTTACCAATGTCTTGGCAGTTACTCTTGGCTTACGCTTAGTCTCTTCTAGTGAGTAGATAACAGCGTCGTCATGTAATACATGTACTCTTCTTCTTACTCTTGGTCGTCTTGTTCTTGAATTACTCATAATCTTGATGCCTGTTACCAGGACTTTGTTTATACTTGATTAATAGATACAGAGGCTTCTTTGTTTAGACACGCCAGAAACTCTTTAAGACGTGTTTGCTTTTTAATGTGTTTTCTACGCGTTGATATCGTAGTCC